AATGTTTGCAGTAGCGCCAGAACCCGTACCACCAGTCAAAGCTTGGTTGTAATACGTTCCATTGGTATACCCTGAACCAGCAGTGAACGAACTGTTCAAACTGATGATAATGCCCGGAATGATCGATGGCGGATAGAAGAAGTAGTGCAGCTCAACACCGTAGTTTTGATCTGGCGTTGGGCCAACCATGAACGACAACTCGTTAGGTGCTGCAGACTGAGGGCCAAAGATGGCGTAGTGTGTGGGGAACCCAGACACAGAAGGGTAGGGGAACGCTTCGCGGATGAAGTTAACGTCCTTGTTCAGCAAATACTGATACGCGCCTTGGAAGCTAACTGTACCGGATACTGTACCAGTGTTGACCACGCTCAGCGTAATGCTTGTACCGTTGATGCCGTAGACGATTGCACCTGAACCAATACCTGTACCCGTGACGTTTTGCCCGATGGCGATTCCGCTGGCGCTTGAGACACTAATGACATTCGTGCCCGATGTACCCGTAGCTGTTGTACTGAACGTGGAATACGCAGCCAGCGAATAGGTAGACAAATAGTCCGCCGGGGCGGACAGGTAGGGGTTGGACGAACTTACTGTGCCGGTAACATTTTTACGCAGCGAAGGAAACTGAATGTCGTTGTAGATTCGCTGCTCAGCTTGTTCAATGAACGTGTTGATGTCTACCGTAGAAAATGTGTTCTCGGTATAGTCTTGAACGGCAGTGACAAGCTGGTAGTAATTCATGCCATCGGGCCTCGGGCGTACAGACCTTTAGTAGCGCAGCCAGTGCCGCGCAGCCGAACGCCGTTGCCTTTAACGTCGTTTGCATCTGGATCACCCATGCTGACACGGGGAACATTAGGAATGCGAGGCGACAACTCACCAGCTTTCAACGTATTAGGATCAATTTGCTTGACCTTCTTTGCAGCTTCGCCGTGGGGCTGAGCGTACTCTTCTGCAGAGCCCACTTCTTTGCCCATTTTTTTGTGGGAAAAATTAGCCATTATTTGCTCCCGCCTTTTTGGTTGTGCGCACGTGCCAGATTACGACCAACAGAACGCATGGCTTGACCAGTCACACCACCTTTTTTCAAAGTGATCTTTGTGCCTTTGCCGCCTTTGTGCTCTTGCTTGTCGTGCTCTTTGAACGCCTTTTTAATCAAAGCAACGTCCTGCTTTTTGTCTTTGGCTTCTTCCTTGCGCTCTTCAGCTTTGGATTCGCCCATCATTTTCTTAGCCATTTTCTACTCCTACGTAGTAACTATCGACACTGTACCAACACTTGTCACTGTTGCCAAGTAATTTGGCGTCAGCCTCGTATCAAATAGCTGGGCTCCGCCGATCGGATTCCAGCCCCATTGAATATCTCTTGAACCGCCAGAAGGAAAGCCCAGCGGATCCAAACCAGAAGCCACATAGCTACGGTCAGGGCGTGGGTTACGCAAACCCTGTGGATCATCTACTGGAAACTCACCTAGGTGCAACTGCGGCTGGTCCGGATCGAAGCATGTTGGACAAACCAGCAATTCGTAATTCTTACCTTTGATGACTTCGCGACGCAAGACCTTCAATGGGTACCGAAAATCGCATCGGTCACATTCAGCAATGGCATTTTTGCCAGAAGCAAATCTGTTACCCATACACCACCTCAAACTTGTTTTTCTTTGAGATGTTATCTATTCCACGCATGGGTCGCAAGTTGTTGGGAACATGCAGCCCGCTCACAGCGCCGCCTTGCAGTGGGATGATATGGTCCACGTGCCAAGGCTCATCGTTCTCACGGGTATACATTGCTGCCAGTTGGTAAATGCAACGTATCTTCAGCTTGTCAAACGGTGTTAACCAAGAAGGAGTTCTCTGCTTTACGCAAGCTTTCCTAGCCGTAACAAGTGCATTGATTTTACCCTTGTTGTTTTGACGATACTGCTTTTTCTGATCTCGGGCGTGTTGTGCATTACGTTGATACGACGCACGCTTTGCGGCTTTAGCCTTCTCTGGGTGTTTAGTCCGTAGCTTGGCTTTCCGCCCTTTATCGCATTCCATGCACACGCGGTCCGACAAACGTCTGAATGAAACGTGACCATGCTTACAGGGCTTGCCTGTAAAGTAATGTGTTTCTTCAGAGAATTGGACCGGTGCTTGCATTAGTAGCTACTTCCAATGTATTGCTGTCGGGGCACAAACCGAACCGCAGCTTTTTCGCGGTCTTCATCTGCAGCCAGCTGCCATGCTTCGTCATACTGCTCTTTTAATAGGGGCAGTCGCATTTGTACGTCGGGCGAAGGAGGAAGCTTAATTGCTAAATAGTAAGCCAACCCTGCAATCATCGCAGGGAGGAACCGGAACGGAATGTCCATGACGTTCACACCGTTACCAGCGTCTTGAGTACGACGCAGTCGGACATAGGCCAACGTGTAGGTTTGCGAACCATCGGGGATCGGCCACACGGTAACAGAGGGAAGGTATTGGATACTTACTGGGGTTGCCACTGCGTGCGCAGCTGCAGCTGTATTGTTCTGGCCACGGGCGCAAGTGTTGATTGTGTTGCCCGAGATGTACTGATAGAAAATGGTTTCACTGCCGATCTGCACAAAGCCATAGGCAGGTAGGCCCACAGTCGAGGTCAACGTAATGGTTGTGTCAGTAGCTGACGCTGCACTTGCGACAGTGATCGTAGTCGGGCTTTGCTGGGCATCTTGGCGATTCACCAAAAGCTGAATGGGTCGAGCCTGTTGCAGCTTGTTGGGCAAAGTTTGGTACGTGCTGATACTGATACGAGTGATCGTCAAGTCAGCTTGGTTTGCTGTGCTGTTGGCCTGAGTACGGATAACGTGCTCAAGTAAATCCACCGTGTCTGAGGGGATGGCATAGGTCGACTGACCTTGAACCAGCGTAATCGTTTGCTGATCCATCGTCCACATATTGATACCACGGTTTGCCCATTCAGCAAACATGATGTTGAGCGAACGGCGAGCCGTGCGCAAGTCATAACCACTGCGTAGCTCAGAACCCGCACGCTCAAACGCCTCCTCGACAATCTCAGTCAAAGGAGGGTTATAAACTGCACCGCCGGATGTGGTTATGTTTGCCATAGATTAAATAGTTGATCCGTAACCGCCGCTACCCGGATAAGGAGCTTGCCCATTTAGCACCATAGATTGACTTTGCATTTGCGGCATAGAGTCAGGCTGTTGTGGGTATAAGCCCGATAAATTGGGGCTACCGCCGGGGTACATTGGCTGGTCCGGCTGTTGTTGCTGTTGTTGCCCACCAAAGTTAGCGGCTCTTGCACCAAGCATATTTTGTAAGGCTTGTAATTGGTTTTGTGGCATTGGAATTGACGCATTACCGCTATATAAAGTCGACTGCAGTAATGGTTGGTCTTGCTGAACTCCGGGCTGTGGCTCGTTAGGTTGACCGAGGTTTTGCTGTTGTTGACCCAACAAGCCAGCTAATCCCATGCTGCCTTGGCCCATGCCGTATCCTTGTTGCTGTTGCATCCAAGGAGGAGGACCGCCGTAGCCGCCCATACCACGACCGCCGAAGCCACCACCGTAGCCTCCGCCAAAACCACCGCCAAAACCACCGCCGTAGCCGCCACCGTAACCCATCGGGCCTTGCTGCATCCAAGGGGGAGGACCTCCGTAGCCGCCACCATAACCCATACCACCACCGTAGCCCATAGGTCCTTGTTGCTGCTGCATCCAAGGGGGAGGACCACCATAACTCATGGGGCCACCATAGCCTTGTTGGGGGCCGTTGAAGCCGCCTTGATAGCCACCGCCTTGACCCCAAGGGTTGTAGCCACCACCCATGCCGCCGCCCATATTACCCATGCCGCCGCCAAAACCTTGTTGCGACAGGTAGGGATTACCCTGAGAGGGGGCTTGTTGAGGTTGTTGGGGTTGTGGGGGCCCGACAGAATTATTTTGGGACATAGCTTGACTCTGCCCCATATTTTGGTTGGAGTTACCCCCAAAGCCTCCGCCGAAGCCACCCATGCCACCACCGTAGCCGCCGAAGCCGCCACCACCGTTGAAACCGCCCATCATTTCCGCAGCCCCTTAAGAGTTTCAGCTAGACGAGCACGTTGACCGATCTTGCCGGGTTTTTTAGCGGCAGCAGCCAGCTTCTTGGCAGGGATAGTTTTGCCTTCTTTGACGCCAAGTTCTTTGCGCAAAGCACCGGGTTTCTTTACTGCCTTTTGAATCCATTTTTCGGCCATTATCTGTACCTCGCTGTCTTTTGTGCAATCTTCTTGGGTTGGGCTACAAACTGTTTACCTGCTGCTTTACCGGCTCGTTTGGCTTTGGTAGTAGCTGCGTATTCAGAAGAACTAAGAGATTTTATAGCTTTTTCTGGCAGGTATCGCTCACCCGTCTTACTTGACGGCTTGCCAGACTTGGTGCGCCATTTCTGGTCACCCCAGTCTTTGAGCGATTGCTGCGGGGCTTTCAATCTCTGTACCCTCCACCGGAAGCTTTGTACTTCTTGGCTACAAGCTGTGCTTTGCGGGCCGACCACTGACCTACGCCAGTGCCTTGAGTAGCTGCTGCTTTAACTTGCGCCACAATCTTCTTGCGCAGACCGGGCTTGGTGTAGTTCCCAGCGGCGTTTACTTTGCCGCCTTTGGCATACATGTCGACCTGATTCGGATCATCCTTGCGGGTGATCGTTTTCTTACCGGGCATTTTAGAAGGGGCAATCGCCCCCATTCCGCGAGAAGCCATCATAAATACTTCCCTTTGGTGTGGCCTTTGGTAGCAATACCATCAGCACGTTTAGAAGCAGAAGACTTGGTCATACCGCCAGAAGCATAGTTCTTCTTGGGGTTGCTAGGAGTCTTGACGGCTTTGTTGTAAGCGTTCGTAGCCTTTTGGCGATCCTTCATTTCCTTCACATCTGCAGGAGACATGTCGTCAGATTGACCTTTGGGCTGAGCAAATGCGCCATCATCCTCAACATCGCCGCCTTCATCATAACGACGAACTTTGCCACCCTTTTTCATTCCGGGAGGAGCGCCAGCGCCGGGGGGAGGACCACCAGCACCGGGAGGGGGCATAGCGCCAGCGCCGGGAGGAGGAGCCATAGGAGGTGCACCAGCGCCAGCAGGGGGCATAGCACCAGCGCCAGCGCCACGCTGCATAGCAGCTTTAGTCAACGCAGAACGCTCGGCCAAAGCACCGAGCATAGCAGCCTTAGCCGCAACCTTTTTTGTAGCTGGTGAAACCATGATAGCTCCTTATTTCTTAGCCATGCCACCGCCGCACATAGCCATCACATGTTCGTGATGCAGCTTGTGACCAGCAGCGTGTTCTTTGTAGTGGTGGTGATGATGTTTGTGACCGTCGCCGCCGTAGTGTTTTTCAACATGATGCACGTTGTGGTGGTGCTTAGGAGTTTCTTCCTTCATGTTTTTCATATCTTCGTGTTTCATGATTAGCTCCTTATTTGGTTTTGCCGCCGCGCTTCATGCCGGTTGTGCTACCAGCCATCTTGGGTTCCATTGCGCGGGTACGCCCACGCTCTTGGACGCTGTGTTCGCCATGAGCGCGTTTACCACCTTCGGAAACTTTACCCATTTTGGAAGTTGTCATACCCTTGCTTTGATCCTTGGTTTCCATACCAATGGTATCTCCACCCATAGCCATAGCCAAATGATGATGAGCCATCATCATGTGGTGCTTAGGAGTTAATTTCGTTGCCATATCGCCACCTCTTGAGAATTTACGGCCCTTATCAGCCGAGTTAAAGTCTTTTCCCACAGACTGTGGGATACCCACCTTCCGAGCAAATGATGGCGAATGGGCCACCGCGCTCATTAGATTAT